TACTCCACTCGACATATCTTTCTCTGCCGAAGTAGTTTCCGCATTCTTCGCCAGCGCGCCGCGAATGATTTGAGACTGCTTAGACCATTGCTCACTAAGTGATTTCAACTGAGCCGCAGCACCGGGATTTGAGAACGAAATAGCCGTGGCATATTTAGCCGCATCCGCCGCACGCTTGTCATACATCTGCGCAGTGGCTTCATCCATCCTAGGTTGACCGCCAGATTGTGCGGTTTGGAATGGCTGTTGCTGAGGCTGCTGCTGAGACTGTTGCGGCTGAGCCTGCATAGGAGGCTGCTGAGGTTGCCCCTGCGGAGGCATCTGACCGCCGCCATTAGTCTGCACAGGACCATAATCAACGCCTGTGACCGTTGTATTTGGACCAGTAATGTTTTGACCTTGAGGCATTGGCGTGCCAGTCGGAACGTCTGCCGGGCTATTCGGCTGTGCGCTCACTACCCGCCCATTAGGTGTGTTTGGAATGGCTGTGGCCGATGAAGGTGGCCCCAAAGGCGCTTGCTGTGGCGTCTGATCCTGTCCACCAAGCGGTGAAAAGATGTTGGTACCGCCAAGATTATTTAACGCATCCCTTCCCATCTGCATGTTCTGCAAGCCGATGACGCTTTGAATTTGGCCCGCTCCACCAGTCTGAGCTAGTTTCTGAGAAACTTGGTTCCAGTCGATATTTCCGTTGGGGTCTTTCGGAAGTCCTTGCTTGAATACATCACGCTGGTTTTGCGTATAAGCCTGATCCTTGCCCTGAAAATACGAATTGGCAAGATTGTTCATCCATGACAGATCGGGGCCTTGCGCTATTCTGTCATTTATGCTGCTGGGAATAACACCAGGAGCTATCGGGACAGACCATGAATCAGGCATTTAACTTAGTCTTTCCTGAAAAGTCAGAATGGTAAGCTTGGGCTCATATTTCCAGAAGACGGCATTCCGCCATACCCGAGCAACTTAGTCCCCAAATTAAGCACGCCACCAAGGAAAGAATTTGAGGCGTTCTGTCCTGCCGTATCCGCCGCCGCCTGTGCATTGCCAATTCCAGCTTGCGTGTTGTAGGCGAGATTTCCCTGATTGCCATAGGACGTATTGAGCGCGTTGCCCTGCCCCATATTAACCCCGGCAACACCAGCAGCCGCCGATGTCTGCTGACCGAGATATGGCTGTAGGTTCTGCGTATATTGCTGATAGCTTTGATTGGCTAAGCCGGTTCCGTATTGCTGTTCGGCGTTTAGAGTATTTCCGCTGGTAAGCATTCCTCGTGAAGCTGCGCCGCGATCTATGGCCTGCAAGCCTTGGCCTAGTTGAAACTGATAGCCGGGATTGGCTTGAAAATTTGAAGTAGCCCGCGCATTACCAGCAGGACCATTCGCCCCTGTCGCATCGCCATAAGCATTTGCACCCTGTGTTGCGCTGCCTGACAATGCGGTGAATGGCTGTAATGCCGCAGCATAGTTTGTATTGATGGCAGCACGACCCTGCCCATATTGATCACTGGCTTGATTATAGCCTTGGGTTAATCCGGCCTGTTGTGCTGCTGCTGCGTCTTGATAGCCGCCGCCTAGGAGATCAGAGAAAAAAGACATGCTAGTTCCTTACGTCAATTTGTATGGGGTTATCGTTAGTTTCCAATCGGCAGCGGTAATTGCCCCAGCAGCACTTGCGGTTTTGAATTGAAAAACTGGTAAAGCAACGGTGTTTGTTGCAAGAGCTAAATTTGTTGCATCAAAACTTATAGTTGGAGTGCCATTACTCCCTCCAACAGGCCAACCTATTATCTTATCTCCAGCACTATAATTTAGGTTTGTAGTCAGACACTCCCATACCAATTCAATATGAGTGGGAGCAACACCAAGCCCGTGTGCCTGTGTTGTTGCGGAACTAAGAGCGTAAGGATTCAGAACTAGAGGAGTTCCTGCGACAAGTCGTCCCGGAAGCCCTGTTAGTTGAGAACCATCAACAGCAGGAAGTTTTGCGCTCCCATCAAGCTGAACAACATTACTTGCGCTTGTACCAACATTTTTTGTCGATGCCGTACCAAGAGAAGTTCCATTCAAATAAATTGTCTGAGAATTTATAGACCCGTCGCCTTTGTTCCCACCTGTCGGGGAACCAACGACTAGGCTCTTAAATGTCTGCGCGGTTTTATTAGCAAAATCTGAAAGTGATTTTAGAAAATTAGTGAAATCCTTAGTCGGCTTTCCTTTATCATTGATGTGCTGCGTAGAGGAATCCGGCAGCGGAAGAATGTTGAGTGCCATTAGTAATTACGCACCTGACTGGATTGCGAACCTCCTGTCAGTTCAACATCGACCGCATCATAAACAGTAAGTCTCCAGCGTCGTCCCTGATCCTTGGTTATTCCAGTTCTATTGACCCTAACAGGCCCTGGATTTGTAGCCTGCCGTCCTAGTTTGCGTTGTAGGGGGTTAGACCAGTTAATTCCCCCATCATCGCTCCATGAAATATAAACATTTGGATCAGTCTGATCTGGATCGTGGCCAGTTGCTATACCGACACCTCTTGCAATATCGAATGTAACCTGCGGAACCGCCAATCTATTCGGAAATGCCGTCACCGGGCCACTATAAATATCGAAAGCTATTGGATCACCAATTTCATCCATAGCGGATTCTGTAATTTGAACGATATTGTTTGTCTTGCTATCCCCGCACAGCCACTTGTTAAAGGCATAAACCGAAGCAAATCCACGAAAGTAGTTTTGCAGATAGCTTGTTCGTTCGTGCCAATGCACCGTATCAAGATCGAATACCCAAGTGCAGGTTGTCATTCTCAACACAACGCAGGAATGACCACCAGCTACATAAGGAAACATCTCAATATTATCGACACTTCCTCCACCATCAAAATATGCGGCTATGGCTCGATCAACATCGGGCGTAGAAATCTTAACCGGATTGTACCCGTCCAAGGCATAGACAACTCGATCATCACCTACAAAAATAATGCCTTTGCCAAATCCAGGCTCAAATCCCGTAATAGCATATCGACCAATTATCCCGCGCGGAATGATCTTAATACGCGTGAACGGAAACCCAGTAGGATTAGCCGTGTTCTGATACGGTTCTATGCTCTGCGACCCACATAGATACAATTCACCGAATGGAATAGCTCTTAACAGGCCAGCAGGATTACCCTCGACTATCACAAAATCCAGAGGATTAACCGCCGTGGTATTCAGACCAGACGAAATGCAAGTTCCGTCGCCATAGGTGAAGAAGAAATATCCATCCAGAAACCCAACGCTATTCGGTGATCCAACGTCTGCATCTGGATAATCAGGATCGACCCCGACAACATTAGGAGTGGCAGCATTATTGCGTGCCCAGAACAGTTTTTTTGTTCCAGTTCTGGTTCCTAGAGATGTTTCCGTTCCCGTGCTGGAATAACTTACGATACGCCCAGAAAATCCGGCATAAAGCAGGCTGCCTATAACGATCCCACCGCGCCAACCTGAATATGTAGAGAGTTTGAATGATTTTAGACCTGGGGCGCGACGCCATGCCTCTTTAGCTCTTGCCCCTTCCGGTAAAGGCTCGGAATAACAATTGATAAGCCTTCCCGCGCTTTCATGCGTGTTTTTTCCCGGAGCGGAAGTTACCGGGAGCGGGATAGGGACGGAAACCATATCAGAAGTATTCCGTGCGTTGGGGTTCCCCGGTTGGTTTTCCTCGCACCATCAAACGCAATTCGTTTTCAGCGTCTCCTACCGGGTCTTTGCTTCCTGCCGACGGTGGAACACCAGACAGCCCAAATTCCATTGCAGCATCATCAGCTATGATAACCGATAAAGCAGAAAACCATTCAGTCGGAATGGCGTTGTCATCATCAACCGTAACAATGTCTCGAGCATCCAATGAGGCAAATGCTTGGTCCACATGACCATCGACCGTATCGTAATCCTCAGACGATGGTGTTTGACCAGCTGCCAGTACGCCAAGATTAGCGAGCGCCTGATAGACTAGATCATTCCGTGATTTGGTCGCCATCCGTCACCTTCTCAACTAGTTTAGGCGGACGGCCAGGGCCGCGCTTCGGATCACCATCCTCTACCTTGAAAAACTGATTTGTTTTAGCCTTGGCAATAATGCGGGCGTCCGTAACGTCAACCGCAGTATCCTTGGCAAACCTAATCCCTTGCCAAGTCGTGAAGCTAGGACCAGCACTCTCCAATCTTTCACCATCCAATGTAACCACACTATGCAATTCATCTTCGCCTTTCCATGTAATTTTAGCCATTACGCAGCCTCCGCGTCTTGTTTGATTTCCATGTCAGCGAAACAAATGTCGTGGCATACGTTGCCCGTGTAATGACGGACCCTAATATCTGGATCAATCCAGCAAGAACCGCCGACTTCCACCCACTTCCGGCAGAAATTATAATCCTCACCTTCGTCCTCCATACGTCCTGCTATCGTTCCTATTGCATCAACCTTAATCAGATCGAGCCAGAACCAAGACCTAACTTCCGTATCCTCCGTCACATAAGGAGTGGTTACAGGTTCCATTTTCTCAAAGACAGTTGAACGAATAGCCATGAATCCCGTTGCAACACCGTCCATTTTCCATAGGCGTCCAACCGGAGTCATCATTCCTGTAATTGTTCCTTTCGGAAACTTCGCTATCGCCGCAGGTTGTTCATCCCAGCGATGATGACGTTTAGCTGGGCCAGCCGCTACAACATCGACGCCATGCTGCGTTAGCTTGAATAAATCCTTGGCTTCCCATGCTATGTCGTCGTCAATGAACACTACCCAATCGCATTGATCGGCAAGCGCACGAGCTACTAAACGATTGCGAACTCTTGGCAGAATTGCAGTTCCGGGAGCGGTATAGAAAACCAACTCAATACCCATACTCGCGGCCATGCGATCTGTTGCAATGGCCGCGAGCATGTGATCGTTATGTACGGTTTCCCCATAACAGGGCGTACAAATTCCGACTTTCATTACGGAACCGGAATATACTCGACAACCACATAACCAGCGCCAGTGGTAGCAGCAGCGCCAGTTGATGCCATTGTTGCAGTGAGCGATGTATCAGCGGTCGGAGCCATGACCGTTGCCGTCGCCAATGCAGTTCCGCCTGTGATTACGCCGACAGTTCCGAGAGCGATGCCTGTACCAAAGGCGGCAGCACTCCCCGAGGTTCCGATAGTCATGGTGTTAGTGGAACCATTGTTAAACGCTGTCGTAACGACAACCCAAGTACGCAGGACAATAGAGTTGGCGGGAATTGTACCAAGTTGCGTTACGCCCGTATAACCAAGACCGAACGCAATAGGCGCTCGTAGATATTGGATCGACTGTGATCCGGTAACTCGTGCTGGGATAGCCATAATTTTATCCTTTCGATTGGGTGAAAATGAAAAGGGCGGGAGTTACCCCGCCCTCATACATCAGGCGTCCGCCACGGAAGTGTAGAATCCAGTTGCGATTCCCCACTCCTTCAACAGTCCGCCAGTGGTTTTCTTGAACATCTTTCCGACGCCGTAAGCCATCTCAACACCAACGCCACGGTTGAACTCATAATCCGTGTTATCGAGTTGAGTGGGCTTGGCCATCTGGCCCCAACCGAAAGCCAATGCAGACTGACCGCACAGCCATACCGGAGTGACAGCAATGTTGGAGGCACCATTCGTCGCATAGAATGTCGGGCAACGGGTGTCGATTTCCGGGATTTCCCGGATGATCATACCATCGTACATCATGTCGCCGTCCTGAAAGACCGGATTTTTGTCGAATCCGTTTCCTTCACGCGGGCGAGCAGTCTGGTTAATGGTATCAAGTGAGGCGCGCATATCACGGAATGCCTTACTTCCGGCAAACACTACGAAGTATTCACGCCCATCCGTTAGTTTCCACGGGCGGATTTTTGGAATAGCCGCCTTGGCCTTGCGCTTGAGCAAGTCAAGATTGGCGTAGGTAAACTTGTCAGCAGAGGCATCAAGGGTTGCCGTCGCAGTGGCAAACGTCGCACTGTAGTTAGATGTCGCGGCCCCAAACATAACGCGGTCAACGTTATCGACGACCCAGGTATTGCGCTGGGCAGCAGTAGCAGCATCAAACAAAATGCCGTTAACGCGCTGTCCAGCACTTGAGCCAAGTCCCACCGGGGACGATTCGGAAGGCAGTGCAAACAGCGCATCCACGATTTCATCACGTTGCAGCGACTTTCCCCAATCCCCCAAGAGAGGCCTGGCGACATCGAAGATAGCAGCGGAGTCCTTCTGTGTTTCCGCCTTGTTGGTCTTGACAGCATTACGCGCCCAATCAATCCAAAGCCTCAAACCATAGTTATCGACGTTCTCTTCGTTGCCGGTCACTGTGCCGGAACCAATGGCGGGAGCCGTAAGCGCCGACACCATCGGGATATTCATCTGCTCTCCACCTGATTTAAGGTCCTGCCGGACGCGAATGATCGCTGTCAGGCCGGTTCCCATATACGGAGAGAACAGATTTTCACGGACGTATTCACGATTGATCTCTCTCGTGAATTTAATGAGTTTATTGTTAGTTTGTATTGTGGTGACGGCCATAGCCGTGATCCTTTCGGTTTAGCCGCCTTCGCATTAAAAAACCGCCAGAAGGCGGTTGGCATCCAATACGTTTAGGTCGGCTTATCTTGCTAAAAGCGCCTCAACGCTGATTTCACCGTCTCCTAGATCGTCAGTAGCGGACGATCCGGTAGTTCGGCTAAGCGAGGGGGGCAATCGGGTGATAGTGTTTGTTTTTGGCTGACCGGCTGAAACTTTCGCGGCTTCGATAGCCTTGGCTAGAAACTCGGGATTTTTCAAAGCCTCATCAAGCAAAGTTTGCTTGTATTTGGCCGGATCGCTCCCGACTTCCTTCAACGTCTCCTGGTCTGAATACCATCTCACGATAGCCTCACCGGGATTGGCTTGGCTTGTGAGTTGGGGCACGATCTGACGGTTGCCCGCCTGTGCCGTTGCCAGTAGCGCGTTGTAGGCTTTCTCAAATTTATCGCCGTGCCTGACATGAGCTAGTGCCAGATTGTTGTTGAGACGTTCTTCTTGCATCCGAGTTTCAAAAGACGTTTCAATCCGCTTGGCAAACCCTTGTGGGTCCAGAAGCGGGTCTATGTCATCTTGTTTCGGCTGCTCTTTCGGCCTTTCAAGGCTTTGCAGACGACCGTTAAGCTGAGCAAGTTGCGACCGTAAGGTGTCGCGTTCCGTTTCAGCCGAACGTCTAGCGTCCGCTACCTCTCTAAGCCGCCATGACGGAACCTGACCGTCCTTGTCGTCGGCTTCCTTTCCCGTCTCGGCTTTCACCGTATCCGGCTTGGGTTCACCTTCAACAATAGGATTGTCGGGCTTTGCTTCCTTGGCCGCAAACTTTCCCGTTTCATCGCGGGGCTGTTCGTCGGTCTTAGGTTGCTCGGTTTCCTTCGGCTGTTCCGTTACTGTTTCAACCGGAGTTTCCGCCAGTAAGTCTTCAACATTTGGAGTTTCAGTGTCAGCCATTGTCATTCCTCTGTTTCGTAGAGATACGTAGTTCACCCTTATCGCCGGGAGTGGCGTTCCCCTTATCGCCGGGGAGGCGTATTCATTGCTCGGATCACCAGTCGGGATCGCAGAGCGGTTATTGTCTAAAGGCTATCTATGCTTGCGCTTTCGGCGCTAGTGGCGTCGGGCATTAGTGTTTTATCCTGAATAGCGGGGATTGCTAACCTGTGGTCTTTTGCCCTATTGTTCCCATACGGAGGAACAAGTCATGCTGATGTCTGTATTACTGATCGTAATGGCCGTTGGATTTATCGTAATCGTAATCGCTGCCGTCAGCCTAGCGTCCGTTTTTGCTCACGTTAGAATTAATCGTTAGATCCCCGCCAACGTCCTACCAGCCGCCGTCAGGTTCCAACCCATCGCGGCCATTACGCGCATATCTCGCAGAGTCGGCACGCCTGATTGCCCTGTCGTATTCTGATAATCGCAACAGTCGCCAAGTTGGTTCCAATCCCCATAGTCGCCACCATTGGCAACATGGTTCCAAGCTCCTAAATTTGTGGTTCCGTTATCGTCGCTGAAATATCTAGTGGCCAAATGAGTCTCGTTACGAGTGGCCGGGGCCGTGAAACTGAATAGTCCTTGAGCGGAAGTAAAGCTATCATTTGTCCATACCCTGCCCATCACCTCGAAAACTTCATGGACATACTCGCCGTACAGGCTGATATGCCCTGCTGCACAACTCCCATCCGTGGACAAATCCCAAGTAGTGCTTGAGCTAAAGCCAACCGAGCCATCGTGAACGGGATTGGGGCCGTTCAGACCAAGAGCCTGACCTAATGGCGAAGTAGAAGCCATAGAACCAGAACCGTTTGAAAGCGAACTCGGCAACGTGCCCGAAGCATATGTAGAGTTTGCAATCATGGCTGCTTTAACGTCAGCGTAGGTTGGTAAGATAGGGACCACGATACTGCTGCCGCCACCTCCAAGAGCGCCACCTCCAACCGTATTATATCCTATGTCGATAACGATGTTGATCGTAGTTGAAAACCACAGCCCCATATCAGTCGTGAATTGATTTCGAACAGTTGTCCATCCAGCCGGAGCATTGACCCAAGTATTATCCGCATTGACCCACGTTATCTGAAACGTAGGAGAGGCTACAACTGTGCGCCCGAACGATAGCAGTCCGGCGGTCATGGGTTGCCGGTTTCATTGTAATTCTTATAGGCCAACAGCATCGGCGCACTCGCTACGCCAGTGTTCACTCCCCATTCATTCGGCTCTATCGGACCCCACATTGCTGTATATCCCCACTGAGTTGTCATTGCGTAGAGTGATGCGTGAGTTCCGCCGTTGGCTTTGAACGCCTGTAAGCTACTGTCGTTTGTTGGGCCTGATTCATTTAACAAATCCTGCGCGTAGTTACTCTGGAAATACCCAAAGAATAGATTTTGTATATCAAAGCCAGTCAGCGTGACACCCGAGTATGGATTTCCAGTTATTGTAAAGTTTCCTGCGTTTCCCTGCAATCCACCTTCGTACTGTATCCAAGGGACGACTTGAGAGCCGTTCCCAGTATTACCATTCGCACAATGCCCCCAAACCGGGAAATTCTGTTGCGTGTATGAGTAAAGATTTTCAGTACTTCCTACGTCAAATGTATCGCGCCACAGAGTATCAAATGTTGCTAAAGCAGTAGCTTGTAAACCGCCGTAACAATATTGCCAGATCATTTGTGCTGAAAGGCCGGTTGGAACAAATCCATTCTTTGCTCCTGGTGGGCTTGTATAGGACGAAGTGGCGATGCTGTCCGCGACAGAAATTGGCGGCGCGGCAGTGTTGCATCCTGACGCCAAATGACGGCCCTGAATAGCCGGATCGTTTGAGTTCAAGAAGCGATTGAGAGTTCCTGCGCCTGCCTGATGAGCAAGTGTGCAATGACATTGATTGAGTTTCCCAGCATAAACAGTCTTTACATTCGACATGACCTCATAAAATTTCCAGCCATACCAAAACCAACTGTAATAACCCCCGGCTGAGATTGGATAAGATGGAAGTGCCCCCGCCGTCCAGCCGTGTAACCCGTTCCTTGCGTATAATGCCGCTTTAGTGGTTGCGTACCCTGTCTCATACCAAAATCCGTTCCATACCTCGTTACTCAATTCGTAATAAGCCACGAGATTTGAATTTAGATTGTCCCTGATATACGTCGCCATCTGCGTGACATAATCATCGTCCGCCATGTGCGGAATGCCAAACCACCCATTACAATTCAACTTATTGCAGAGCGCAACTTGCTGCTCTAGCGGCCACCCATACTGACATGAGCTGTAAGGTTGGGCTAAGATTAAATCAAATTCGGCATCGTAGGTGAATATCCATAATTGATTAGTTTGGGTATTAACATATGACGGAGACATTGCAGAAGTTGCAGCAAATATAACTTTCTTTGCGGAAAGAGAAGGAGTAGCGAGCGTAAGACGCGGGCAAACTTGACCGCCGCTCGTGTATACAGGCCATGTCGTGCTATCGCGTGCAATAGTGAAATTGGTACTGTCTATGACCGTTACTTGTGCGCCACCTGAGCCAGCGATGAGATTGTTTATTGAACATCCTGCGCCGGTAGGACTGCCCGTGAAGTAACTCCACTTCGTTATATCTGAACCTGGATAAACACCAAAATTGCCGCCAGCAATGGAAATATAGACGCCCTGCGGGCCAGCGCCACTTGTTACGCTCACAAGTTCATCGGCGGCATAGGTCGTCCCACTGCCCCATGTGGGAACGGATGTTGGTGGCGTGCTTAAAATCAATCCTTCTGGAAAATACACATAGTCATTAGTGCTAAGGCCGTGCGCGGTAGCTGTCGTGATTTGACACGGATTGGCGTTGGTGATCGCAGTCGGCATAGCTGCAATATTTGATGAAGAAATATTTGCAGTGCTTGGCCAATAAGCCTGCACCTGCATCTTGTCGGTCCAGCCGCCTGAGACATACCCAGGCGGGTCTTGCGGAGCAACTAGGGCGTTTTTTGTCGGCGAAGGAAACTTCCCAACATACCACTGACTATTAAGGGTGTTGCCCCACCAGCTAAAAGTACCGGACTGTGAACGATTGGACCAAAGGCTTATCGGAGAGTCGATGGTCTGACCCCACTGAATAAATCTAATTATACCGTATCCGCCATAGACGCTGAGAAGCTGAGGATCAAACATATTTGTCGGAGACGGGGCTCCGAGACTTGTTCTATAAAATTTAATGTCGGAAACAGGAGTAGCAGTAATTTGAAGTCTTATATTAACCTGAAATCCTGTTGTTATTTTCGACCAATAACAACCGTTATCCGTCACAGGGTCTTTGTTGGTATTATTGAGATTGCAAAAATAATACTTTCCGTCGCTGCCTATAACGTAGTTGGCTATTAGCCCGAAGTCAGTAGTATACGCAGTAGCAGAACTCCATGCTGTATAATTGGCGCTGTCTGGAACAAGTGTAATTGTATGCGGATTGGTGCCACTCGCTGAACCTGTGAAACCAGGATATAAAAATCCAAGGGTGACAGTCCCCGCCCCAGTCCAAGACAAGGTGTATGACTCTCCAGGGGGAGGCATGTAAACCGCAAAAACAGTTTGAAAATGCTCCCCTGCATCTGGAATACTTGTCGGGTATCCCGTCGAGTCCAGATACGTATAGCCATCACGCGATGTATTGGAATATGCGAAGGGCCGGTCACTTGCCATAAACATATTGACGAATGGGAAGGCATTACCGCGTTGTAGATTGTAGGTATTGACCTGCAAGTTCTTCTGCGAGGCAGAGACAGACCTACCAAATGATAAAAGCCCCGCAGTCGTCATATCAATACGCGATCCCGGCTACAGTTGTCAGGTAGGTATGCAAATAGGTAGTATATGCTGTTACTTGCGACGAGGTGAGTGAGCCGCCTGCTGATACGGCCATAATTTGATGTGCGGAACCTAAACTAATGCCGGTTGCCTGTGTATTTCTAGCGCAGAATACAAGGTTATAGGTCGTTGCAATCGGGCCAGAGGACACAGGCGTTATGCTCTGATCTACTCCACGCAAATATCCTTGTTGTGTTGAAGCGCCACTACGATTTGCAATAATTAGGCCACGCGGATCACCTGAAGTTGAACTCATTGATCCGCCGGCCGAGGGTGACGCGGAGTTGTCGTTGATGCGATAGTATTGAAGATTGGTTGAAAATTTCGGGAATATATGAGTGGATGAGTTGGACGCATAATCCAGACCAGCCGCTATGCCGCCGCTTGCAGTTGATGCGGCATTAGTGTTGTTCCATGCGGCTATATGAGCAGAATTTTGGGAATAGTTCCCTCCCGCAGTTCCGGGAGCAAAATTGGAGTCAACATAGTCGGTGGTACTGGCATCATTTCCGCCAATACCACAAGCTCCACTTCCTGTGGCAGCGGTGAAGAGAACTCCACCCGTGAGAACTGAGGTGTGCGCGGTTGATGGAAGATTTAAAACCGCCAAGGCTGCGGCTGCGTTAGGTGCCCCTGCAAAACCTTGAGTAGCCCAAATTTGCAACACATCAAAGACACCCCACATCGCTCCGCTATCGAAGTTCACCATGCTATTGATAAAGTCTTTATAAGCTTGACGTATGGTCGCGTTTGTAAGCCCGGCGGCATTTGCGCGGGTGATAAACGCGGTGGCTTGCGCGGTATCGCCGCCCGCCGCAGCATAATTTGCGCTTGAAATAATAACCGCCATCTTACGTCCTCTGGACTTTGAGAGAGACGGTGACACGAGTAATCGTGGTCGCGCTGTTGATGTGAAACGCTAGAATGTCGCCAGCAGAGAAAGAGGTCGTCCAACTGGTCAGAGTAGCGTCCTGAGCCTTCACTGCCGTTGAGATCGTTGTCGCCGTTCCAGCGCCATTAAGTTTGTCGCCAGTGACAGGATGCGTTGAAATATCAAACGCGGAGTAAGTGGTTTTCCAAATCTCGACCACGCATGATCCTGACACATCGGCCAAGGCCGTAACCTGCTTGAGCGTGCAGCCATACGGGACTTCGATAAATCCGTAAGTCTTTGCCGTTAGCGCCGAGCCACCGCCATCGCAGACGAACTCAAGCATGTCTAGGTCTTGCGTTTTACGATATGCCAAGATCTCGTTGACGGTAGTTTTCCTATCGGCTGACCCGTTATCGACATAGATTAATTCCGTGCCGGCAATCGTAGCGATGTCGGTCATTGAAGTGAGTGTTGCGTCAGCCATTGCAGCGTTCCTTCGCTAGATCAGGTGAATATGCCGATGCCGATGACGGAGGCACCAGCAAGTGTCGTTATCTTCCATGCGCCGCTCACACTCTTGATGCCCATCAGGTCGATCAAGAACGGCTTAAGATCGGCGTTGTAGGTGCCCCCCGCATAGACCGTTATTGCGGTCGCATTATCGGTAAGCGTTATCGCGCCTACGGTAGTCGATGACGGAATGACATAAATACCCATCATCGTATCGCCGGTTGCGCCGGTGCCCATTGTCGTCGGTCCAGTAGATGCCGCGACGGTGTGGTAGGCGTAGCGAGCGTTGATGACTGGCGCAGAATTAGCTGGGTCGGCAACTCCATTGGCGTTAACGCCAGACTTTAGGTTAAGGTCAAGCGCATTCGTGGTTGAAGTCAGCAGATTTCCGGAACCATCCGCCAAGCGCACCACGCCGATAACTTTTGTGGTTTCCGCAGTCAGTGTGGCGGCTGCCTGCACGGCAAACGTGCCAGCGTTCGTAACTGCATGGGAGGTGACCGTAATACCGCTCACCAGGAGCGACACGATACCGCGCAAGTATCCTTGGAGCGTCCCGGTTGCGCTGGTAACAACGGCTGCGCCAGTGGTGACGCCTATCGTTGCCTGCCCACCATCGGCCATCAAGGCGTCGATGGTAGACGCATCACCAGTTCCCGAGTTAGGAACACCATTAACGACGCCTACTTTATTTCCAGCTATAGCTGCCATGATTTAGAATCCTAGGATGTAGTAGGTTGGAGCGGAGCTGCCGACCGAGGCAACATGCAGTTGCAGATAGTCGGTGCCGTTGTGTAGGAGAAAATGATCGGTGCCGTTGTGTAGGAGAAGGTCTGGGCCAGCATGCGAGCCGCCTCCTCCAAGTGTTATTTCAGTTCCAGTTTCATCAACCGGACAAAACGCGATTATTCCGCGCTGTTGAAGTTGTTTGACCGTTAGAATTCCGCCTTGTGCAACGCCCGTTGCGTCAACCGGACACATACTAATAAGACCGCGTTGGCGAATTTGATCTGCCGTATCTCCACTGACTGGATCAACACCGGATTCTGTTATTTGACAAAATGTTATTAGGCCGCGAGAAACTAGAGAGCTTTCAGAGAGTGTATTTGAAACGCCTAAACTATCGACTTCGCAAATTGAAGACATTCCACGCGCAGCAATATCCTTGATTGTAAGCGTTCCGTTAACAGCGACCCCGTTTGCATCAACTACACAATAGGCTCTGATCCCGCGAGACCGCAGAGCGTCAAGGTCGCTCATGTTCTATTATCTCGCCAACGCGCCTTCGGGAATCTGACCGGGCATTTGCAATGGCAATTGCGGCTGCATAGGTGGAACACCACCAGTAGGATTCATATCAGGTGGGACCGGACCAAAACCTTGGGGTGGCATAGGCGGTGAGATCTGCTGTCCCTGCGGCTGTGGATTTGACTGTTGTCCAGTCTCACGTCCTAAAGTCTGTGCGTCGATATGTGCGTCATGCAGTTGCTTGGCAGCCGAGGCAAAATCTTTGAACGTCTTGGCCTTGGTATTCTGCACTTTCGCTGCTTCTCCAGCCAGGCCGATCTGCTTAGCCTGTACCTGCATAGGATCTGGCGGCTGTTCGGAAGCCTGCTTGAACTTATTCTTAGCAGCCTGTGGCAACGGGGAAGTCTCGATCAATATGCCAAGTGCTGCTGACGCTTCTGCAGGGCTTAGCATTTGAGCAATAGACGGAATGATCTGCTGGAGCGTATCGAATACGTCCTGCATCATCGTTACAGTGTCCGGCCCTTCATCAATGATAATATCTACATCTAATGAACCGATTGCATTGACTAATGCCGGTTGTCCGTACTGGTCTGTAGATAGCCCGTTGATCTGAATGAACTGAGCCAATCCGTCATCGTCGGTAACTCTAATCCAACGCTCGGAGGTCCAATATCTTTGAACGATATTCCAGATCGAGCGATAGACCCGTATTTTCCAAGCCTTATGCGCCAAGATATACGGGCCTAGTTCAGCAATGCCCGCCTGTTGCAATAGTGAAATTGCCTTACCGGATGAACTCTCTAAACCATTCCCAACCAATGCAGGATTAGGACCGAAATTATCAATGTCGTTATTAGCCTCTTTCATCATCTCCAACTGTCCGGCAAAATCGGACTTCATATCTACAAGTTCAAAATTCTTGCCGGGATTCTTTTCAATATACCCATCAGGTCTAGCTACTTGAAGCCTCGCCGCCTCAACATCATCAACCGCCCCCTTGTCGGCAATTACCTGCTTTGAATTGAGAATGTGGAGCGACTTTGAATTGCGGTGATTAACTTCGTCCTGCGCTCCCTTGAAATTCCTGACAAAACCGTACCTGTCCCCGTCATGATCGACAGATGCAGCGAACATCAGGAACTTGCAGAAGCTCTTGCCTCGCTCATCAACGTAAGGCGATATGCCTTCCATCAAGATCGCGTTGCCGATATAAAGCGCCCAGCACCATTTTCCCTTGTGAATATACCAATGGTCGATCAACCTGACTTTCTTGGATGATGTATTAACCCAAGTGATTTCACGGTCACTGTTCGGCGTCAGATCAGTCCCGGATTCAATCAGTCCGTCGATCTGTTCTGCCTTATCGGGGACCAATTCTTTTGCCTGATCGACATCAACCCACTTGGACACGCCCATAAACCGCGCATCGGTAAATCCATCATCATAGGAACGGGGATCATAGAAAAACGTATCCGGGTAAACGATATGCAGATCAATGTCAGGATCGCCATGATCGCCAGTGGCTAGATCAAGTTCAATCCCACCTATGCCATCAATCGAAGCCATTCGAGCACAGCGCGGAGATTTTGATTTCCAATCAACATGATCGAGCGCATAGCGCATGACCGCTGTAGCCACGTCCGCACCTTGTTCCTGTTTAGGTGTGCGGGGATATGCTTTTGGGTCCTGTCTGAGACGTTCGACCAATCCAATAACGGCGTTGATCTTGCGGGCAATCTTGTTCTTGGTGATGACGGGTTGCTTGCGTTTCTTTAGTACCCTTATTTCCTTATCGGTCCATTGAGAGCCGTGATAATAGCGCCTGGATTCCTTCTGTTCCGCAATCTCATTCATCTTTACGCCAAGATAATCGTAGTATTGGCGTCGTAGTATTCCGATCTCGTAGTATTCAGGCTTATCATCTGATGGTGCTGGCGAGTCATTAGACCCTGCCTGCATGTCGTTGTAAGAGGCCATCAGTATTCCTTAAAACTATCGCTCTCACGATCCATCGACTTATAGCCGCTGATGTTAGTCGGCTTCTCAGGCTTGCTCGGATTGCGACCGCTAACCATGCGATCAAGCAACTGCCCAACTAAACCTAACGCATCAACCTGATCGTCATGTCGGCCAGCCGGGAAGCTAAGAAGCTCAGCCCTGAAATCCGCAAACCAAGAAGCCTGCGTAGGAACATAAAGACCGTCGATTGACATCCGGCCTCGGATCGACTGAGCGCGCACAGCCTTATCCCCGCGCGTAGGGAATTGTTCTCGATTGACGTAAGCGGCTTTGCGTGACGCTTCCTGTTCAATGAAAGGACCTAAGCCTGCACTTATTTGCCCAGTTTCCTCGGCCCAGTCTTGCGGCTTCCATTGCTTGACCAACCTGCACCATTCCGAAATCCATTTATCGGATGATGTTTGCCCGCGCCATAGATCGAGCAGATAGCATCGGCCTTCAGGATCAAGTCCGATAACAACATGAACGGTATAGTCGCCTCCGTCCGAAGTGACGGCGTAATCTGAAGCTCCATAGACGGATAAGGTATTTTGATCGGGGGCTGTGACATAGGGCCTTAGCCATTCTGCTTTGAAGTAATCACCTGATTCTGGTGCGGGTCGCTGTTGATATAGGGCAGACCAGTTACGAGCCGTTTGCGTAGCTTTTTCGTGCCGTAAGAAATTTCCGTATCCGTATTCGTCGTCCCACAAATACTCGCCCCGCTCTCGACCTAGAGCGTCGTTGTCCTCGGCCTCGGCCGGTAGTGATAGAATGTTCCATGTGTCACCACCTTTAGCCATCTCACCTAAGAGACGACCAGCCAAATCATCCTCATGCCATCGGGTTTGAATAACGATCTGCCGACCACCAGGCTTCATGCGAGTTGACAGATCGGACTTGTACCAATCCCAAATACGCTCACGCACTAAATCGGAATCAGCGTCCTCACGAGAACGTATAGGATCATCAATGATAGCAAGATCGGCCCGGAAGCCCGCAATGCCAACCCCAACGCCCGCAGCGTAATACTCACCACCCTGCTTGAGCGCCCAACGGCCTGCCGCTTGACTATCGCCGGATAGGCTAAGCCCAAGCGTGTTGCCATGCTCAATGACCAGATTGCGGACCTTCCGGCCCCATTTCTCGGCTAGTTCGCTAGTGTGCGATGCAGCAATAACAGCACATTCAGGTCTGGACGCCAGAAACCACGGTGCAAACAGGATCGAGCCATATGTTGATTTGGCCGAGCCAGGTGGCATGAATACAGCCAGCCTTGGAACATCACCACGAGCTACAGCCTCTAGCTTGGCTATCAACAGTTGATGATGCTTGGCAGGTTCAAATCCGCAATGACGACACCAATCAGTGAAATTTCGTCTGATCGTCCTGCGTTTCAGCAGTTCTATCGCTGCGTCCTGACGCGATATTTGCAAGCTCATCGTCACCCAATTCCGCCGCGTTCACCAACGTAATTGTGGCTTCAACCTCTTTCGGCAATAGCGAAGCGGCAACCTTCACAAACTCGGCTGGCTTACTCCAAGCCGCAGCTAACAGTGCAGGCCGTCCAAACGCTTGCCATGCCTCATAGAAATCCCGAAGGAACACATCATTGATCTTATGGCGTGAACCTTTTGGTCGGCCCTTCGGGTTTCCAGATTGACCAGGTTTGAATGGCGTTAGCTGTTTTGGTACTGTTTTATTAGTTGAAGACATAACTTATCCTAGTCGCTTACTACCTGCTGTCATACCGGTGAGTATCCAGACCTGCCACGTTTCGCATCGGCTCTGACTTTTGCTCTCGCCGCCTCTGCATCAACTTCAACCTTGTTCTGTGCCGCTATGCGAGCGTCATAGGCTTTTGGGTCATGCAGAGCATCTACATGATCGAGGAGTTGTGCAGAAATTGTTTCAGCGGCAGACGGGCTTGCCCCATGAAGGCTTCGGACTAGTTCCGCAATTCCATGCAAATGATTGACTTTCGGAACTTGTGGATTGTTTGGAGACTTATCTCCTAATCGCCCAGGTCCACCGGACACGGCTAGATTGTCTGGCGTGTTAGGTGCAAATTGCGGATTATTCGGATTATTCGGATTGGCAACAGATGGGTTGTTCGGTGGGGTATTTTCGAATGAAGATGGGCGAGGGGACACACTCGGGCTTGTCGGTTGGTCGGTCATGGTAGCCTCCTGGTTTATTTACCTGTGAATTTGAGCGCGCTGGTCAGCTCTGGGGTGACGGGAGTCTATAGCGACCTAGCGCGCATTCCGTGGGGGGCACGGAATTGAAAACCTGTCGCGATTTGTGAGCGTGCCTAATCATAGGGTGGTTAGGTCACAAGTCAAATTTTGTGTCTGTCCTTGTGCATAACCCCAACGAATAGCTAATCGTTCAAGTCCCCACCTAAAATGCTTTCCAATGGTTAGAACGGCCCGCGTGGTGTAGAAATCCCGTCTTACCGCAGCTTCCGATATTGTCATGCGCCTTCCTAAAATGTCCCGCATTAAACCAGAGGCAAGCGGGCCAAGTTCCTTATCCGCCCCGGCTAATGCCTTAAATGCTTTCATTTGCGCGTCAGATAGCATTTCTGTAACTCTGCCACCATCAACAGCCTCCTTCGTTGGGTCTATGGCTCGTATTGATCCTATTTCCGATTGTTCATGGTAGCGTTGCCATTGGCGTCCGGCTTCGTATTGAGCTTGGTCTATTTGATTTCGTGAGAGCATTCCAGCAAGCGGATCGTCGCGGACGGAGCGCAGAACTTCTATTTTCTCCCCGATATTTGAAAAAGGGTCCGCAACAATAGCTATCGAAACTACCGACCCTGTTGGTAAGTCGATTGCGCGCCGGTCATGGACTTTCTCAGTTTGTCGCTTGGCCATTAGCGTAGTTGCTCCCCAGTGATTTTAAACCATTTTCCACCGTCCTTATTTGGGTGAGGTTCAAGCCCCTTGGCACTTTTGAAATCCTCAGCGTAAGCGTTCCATTCGTCCTCTTTTTGCTTTTCAATGTAGATTAGGTTTTTGCCCATCGCGACTTGCCCGTGCCTTGGAGGCGTCCACCTCTTCCCATTATCTTTCCCCGATAGAGATTTTTCCTTATCTATCTTTGATGGTTCAGTAGTAATGGTTCTAAGTGATGGTTCTGTACCGCACAGCTGCGGTTCCTTAACTCGATTTTGCGGTTCCTTAAGTTCGATTTGCGGTGTCTTGATTTTATTCCCATGATTTTCAATGTTTGATACCGCATCTTGCGGCTTCTTAATCTGAGGCATCAATAGGCAGTAGATATGGCTGCTGCGGCGGCGTGATTTGTGGGTCAAGAAGCCTTCGGTTTCTAGCTCCTTGAGGCGACGTTGCACGGAATCAACGGATTGTTCGGTCTGTCGAGCAATAAGCTGCTGAGAAGGCCAGCAAACGCCACGTTCATCGGCATAATTTGCAATTGTGATAAGAACTAATTTTGCGCTGGGGCTGCCAGTTCTGACCGATAACGCCCATGAAATAGCTTGGACGCTCATTGCTCAGTCACCAGCTCATGCGCCCGGTTGACCCATACCGATAAATAATCCGTGGGGTTTAATTCACGGCCCAGCCGGTCAAACAGCCATTGATATTTGCGTATGGAATGAAGGATCGTCGTATGGTCGCGCCCACCTGTGCGCCGTCCAATATCGGGTAGGCTTCGTGAAGTAAGTAGCTTGCAAAGGACACATGAAATTTGTCTCGGCTCCACAATTTCCGCCGTGCGCCGCGCCGAAAGAAGATCAATCACCCTAACCTCCCATTTTTTAGCAACCGCGCGCTGAATATCTATTACCCTGACTTCGTAGGATGGGCGGTCTGGTTCCAATTCAATAACTGGCGCAGGTTCAGCAGATGGCATAAACTCAGCCCGTCTGATTATTTCCAAAATAAAAGGATGAAGACCGGAAATTGGCTTTGGTTGAAAGCTGTGAGTAACTTTGCGGGATATTTCGCGCCTGTGCATAACCGCCTTAGAGGCTTCTCGTACGTCCTGTGCGGAGTGGCAGTGGTCCACCTGGTG